TAAGGAGGGGCATAAGTGATGAAAAAACTCAACGTACTTCAACTCATTAAAGAGCAGAAGCAAAAAGAGCAACGTCGTCACCAAGCACTGCTAGCAAATGCAGGAGCAGGAAAGTGATTGCTATGATTGCAGCTATTGCAGGTGCATCAACGGCATTCATTTATCTCATATATATTGAAGTTCTATTACTCAATAGGTAGTGGAAAATTACCGTTATCACTATGATGATATGGACAAGGACAATAGAGGTCCTGCTTGTTATCTTTTAACATATCGTGGTTGTCGTTATTGGTCTTGTTACCGTATTCATCTAGTTGAATGGTTTGAAAAAATGTTTAAATCAGAGGGTTCTTGACGAACCCTCTTTTTTTGTTTATAATACCTTTGTTGAGGTTGATAAAAATGGATAGAGAAAAGCTTAAGTTGATTGTCAAAAACCTTGAGTCTCTGGTAGAATGCTTAAAGTCGGAAGTTTATTCTGATGTAGATTCATATAAGATGAACTACGAAGAGATTTCACAACACATTACTGATTACGACGAAGTATTTTATGACGGAGATGACGATGGATACCCAGATTGATGAGTTTGAGTATATGAAACCAGAAGTAAAACTCATTAGTGTTACGCCCGATGCAGAGAAGCATATGGCATATTGTGCTCGGGTAAGTAATCCTGCTAACCAAGAGAATGAAAAGTTCTCTGGACTTCTGAAGTATTGTATCCAGCATCAACACTGGTCAATCTTCGAACAAGCTTCGATGACTGTAGAGATCAATACTACAAGAGGTATTGCAGCACAAATACTTCGTCATAGGTCATTTACATATCAAGAATTTTCACAGCGTTATGCTGATGCTAGTCTTCTGAATAAAACTATTCCTCTTCCAGAACTTCGTCGTCAGGATACAAAGAATCGTCAGAACTCGATTGATGATATTCCTGATTATCACAAACTAGTTTTGAGTGAAGACATCCGTGTTCATTTTGAGCACTCTCTACGCATCTACAAGCGCCTTCTAGACGCTGGAGTGGCAAAGGAGTGTGCAAGGTTCGTATTGCCTCTAGCGACCCCTACACGCCTCTATATGACTGGCTCTGTGCGTTCTTGGATCCACTACATCGATCTACGCTCTGCACACGGTACACAGAAGGAACACATGGAGATTGCAGAACTGATTCGTTGTATTTTTACTTGTCAGTTTCCTGCAGTATCTGAAGCACTTGGTTGGACTCGTGATGGTTGTTCTGAATGTGTTGATCCCCCATCAGTTATTATTGAATAAATATCCTTATAGTTTTATGTAATCTATGGCAATTTATCCTATTATTCATAAAGAGACTGGTGAAAAGAAAGTTATCGAAATGAGTGTTCATGATATTCAGCAGTGGTATCTGGACAATCCAGATTGGAAGAGAGACTGGTCTGAAGGATGTGCTACACCTGGAGAAGTTGGAGATTGGCAGAATAAGCTAATTTCTAAAAACCCAGGATGGAATGATGTGCTTAAACAAGCATCAAAAGCACCTGGATCAAAAGTAAAACCATTCTGATAACTAAAATGCCTGCAAAAAGAAATACTCCAAAGTCTCCAGTACCATTCGGAATGAGCAATAAGCAGATGAAAAGAAAGAAACCAATTAGTTCTGATTTGATGAGGACAATTGAACCACTCACAGAAAATCAAGAAGAACTGTTTCGTTGTTATAAGTTAGATCAGAATCTGGTTGCATACGGATGTGCAGGCACTGGTAAGACATTCATCACCCTCTATAACGCACTTAGAGATGTTTTAAATGAAAGAACTCCTTACGAAAAAATTTATATTGTAAGGAGTCTTGTTGCTACTCGTGAAATTGGTTTCCTACCTGGGGATCATGAAGATAAGTCTTCACTATACCAAATCCCATATAAGAATATGGTGAAGTATATGTTTGAGTTACCTACTGAATCAGATTTTGAAATGCTTTATGGCAATCTTAAAACTCAAGGAACGATTAGTTTTTGGAGTACATCTTTTATTCGCGGTACAACTCTTGATAACGCTATTATTATTGTTGATGAATTCCAAAACTTGAACTATCACGAACTTGATAGTATAATTACTCGTGTAGGTGAGAATAGTAAGATTATGTTCTGTGGTGATGCCACTCAATCAGATCTTATTAAGACGAATGAAAAGAATGGAATTATTGATTTCATGAAAGTACTTCGTATTATGCCTTCAGTTGATATTATTGAATTTGGAGTTGAAGATATTGTTCGCTCTGGATTGGTGAAAGAATACATCATGGCAAAAATGGAAATCGGAGTATGAGTTTTATTCATCATAATTATCTGGGTGACATTGAATTAGATTGCAAAACAACAGAAAGCATCCGTCTCTATAACCTTCCTAACGGAGACTGGGTGCCTTCTATTACGTCTGTCACTTCATTCTATAATCGTCAAATCTTTGTGAAGTGGCGAGAGCGTGTTGGTCTTGAAGAAGCGAATCGTATTACAAAAAGAGCAACAGCACGGGGTACTGACTTTCACCAAGTCTGTCAGGATTATCTGGAAAATAAAGAACTAAACTGGGATGATTATCAACCCCTGACAAAGTTTATGTTCTATCACCTCAAACCAGAACTTGATAAGATAAATAATATTCACGCAATCGAGCGTACACTCTATTCAGAATATCTTGGTCTAGCTGGTAGGGTAGATTGTATTGCAGAATACGACGGTGAACTAGCAGTTATTGACTTTAAAACTTCAGATAAAATTAAACCAGAAGAGTGGATTGAAAATTACTTCGTACAAGAAACATTTTATGCTGCTGCATACTATGAACTCACTGGTAAGGTAGTTAAAAAACTCATTACACTTATGGTTACTCCTGGTGGAGAAGTGAAAGTATTTGACAAAAGGAACAAAGGGGATTATATTAAACTATTAGTTCGTTATATTAAAGAATTTGTACATCACAATACTGGGTCAAATGGAGAATGAGTTAGAGAAAGTACTGGAGAGTAAATTCTTTTGTCCTTCTCGGTTTGCACAAGAGATTGAATCTTTAGTGCAAACAAATGAGGACATGAACTATATCGATGCGATTATTCATTTCTGTGAGAAGAATAATATTGATGTAGAGTCTGTTCCAAAACTTATTTCAAAACCACTTAAGGAAAAGATTAAGTATGAAGCTATGGAACTTAATTTTTTAAAGAAAACTTCCCGAGCAAAATTAGTTTTTTGAATGATGCCCGTTGATGCTTATCGTTGTTATCTGTCTTTAAAGAATCATTTTACTAAAGACAATTACGATTATCACAAATATTGTGGTAAGAGTCGTGCTACTGTTCAATCTTTCTACAAGCGAAAAGATCGTTTTTGGTTTGAAAAAGTTTCTCGCCAAAAAACTGATCAGGAGATTGTAGATTTTTTTGTATCAAACTTTGTTACTTGTACCGATCCCAGTAAGTTGTGGATTGGTGAGATGATGAGAGAAGGTGAGAGTAGATATGAAGCTTGGAAAAAAAGAAATCAATCACTCTCATATGTCTTCAAAGAAGAAACTCAAAGTCTATTTGAAAATCAAAAAGTAGATGACATTTTCGATTGCTCAAAGGGGCATCCACCAATTCTTAAAAATTTCCTGAGCGGGAAGATTAGTCCAGAAACACTAGTCATCTATGATAAGATATTCCTGTTCGGGAAAGATTTTGACCGTAAACTTCAAGACCCAGTGTGGGAAACCGTAAGTAAAAGAATCAAAAAATACAGTCCATTCCTAAATATTGATGTACTGCGTTATCGCAAACTTTTGAAAGAAATTATTCTGGGAGATAAATGAGTTTCTTCAATTCTGATGTTGTCCGTGCAGAGATAGCAGAAATTAATGAATTACAAGAAGAGGTTTATCATAACGTCTTCAAGTTTCCTACGATGACGAAAGAAGAAAAAATTTTTCATGTCAATACCTTAGAAAAACTTCTTGATAAACAAAAGGTTCTCTATACTCGTTTGAGTTTATCTGATGACCCAGAAGCAATTAAAATGAAAGAACAGATTATGCAATCTGCTTCGATGATGGGTCTTCCTGCTAATGTTGATATGAATGTGATTTTCAACAATATGTCCAGTATGCTGGCAGTGATGAAGGAACAGATTGACAAGACAGGTTCAGACCTGTAGAATAACAAGGTACACAAAAGCCAAATCCGTACAAAATCCGAGGTAATCTAATGTCTTTTGCAGATCTTAAGAAGCAATCTTCTCTTGGTTCGTTGACTTCCAAACTGGTAAAGGAAGTAGAGAAGATGAGCACAACTTCTGGTGGCGCTGATGAGCGTCTCTGGAAACCCGAAATGGATAAAACTGGTAACGGTTATGCAGTTATCCGTTTTCTTCCTGCCCCTGAAAGTGAAGAACTTCCCTGGGCAAAACTCTATACTCATGCCTTCCAAGGTCCTGGTGGTTGGTATATTGAGAACTCTCTGACTACTCTTGGTCAGAAGGATCCTGTGTCTGAGCACAACCGCGAACTTTGGAACAGTGGTAGTGATAAAGACAAAGAAACTGTTCGTAAGCAGAAGCGCAAACTGTCTTACTACAGCAACATCTATGTAGTGAAGGATCCTGCGAATCCTGCTAACGAAGGTAAAGTCTTCCTGTTCAAGTATGGTAAGAAAATCTTCGACAAGATTATGGAAGCTATGCAACCTGAGTTTGAAGATGAAACTCCTATCAATCCCTTTGATTTCTGGCAGGGTGCAAACTTTAAACTCAAAATTGTAAAGAAAGATGGGTATTGGAACTACGACAAGTCAGAATTTGACCGCGTTGCACCACTCCTGGATGATGATGATGCTCTTGAAGCCGTCTGGAAGAAGCAATACTCGCTCGCAGCGGTAACTGCTCCAGATCAATTCAAGTCCTATGAAGATCTTGAGAAGCGTCTCAAGTATGTTCTGGGTCAAAAGACTGCTCCTCGTCCTCGTCTTGATGAGGAAGTTGATAACGAAGATAATGATCGTGGTTCTTATACTCCCGATTTTACTTCACGTCGCACTGAACCCGAACTTCCTACTGTAAGTTCATCTAATGATGAAGATGAGGAAGATGCGTTGTCGTATTTTTCTCGCCTTGCAAATGACTAAATAACAATACCTGTAAGTCGCATTATGGGTAGAAGAGGTGCTTTCGAGCACCTCTTTTTATATAAATAGTATTGCGACTTACAGAGTAGAACTGTGGAATATTACACTTACGCATATATGCGTGAAGATGGAACACCTTACTATATTGGTAAAGGTAAAGGAAGAAGAATTCATCAGAAACATAGTGGATTTTTCCCACCCGAAAAAAGTAGAAGAGTATTTCTTAAAAAATATCTAACCGAAGAAGAAGCATTTAAGCATGAAATCTATATGATTGCAGTTCTTGGCAGGAAAGATTTGGGAACTGGTATTCTTCATAATAAAACTAATGGTGGTGATGGTGTTTCTGGTATTATTATGAATGAAGAAAGAAGGAAAATGTGTGCTTCTTTAAAGGGCAAAAACCTAAGTGAGAGTCATAAGAAAAAAATTGGAGAATCTAACAAAGGAAAACCAAGACAAACTCCAGAAGGTATTGAAAGACTTAACAAGATTCAGCAAGAAAGAAAAGGAAAACCTGGAAAGAAACATTCTGAAGAAACTAAAAGAAAAATAAGTGAAGCATCTAAAGGCAGAATTCCTTGGAATAAAAAATTATTAATATAGTCTGATATTATCAGCTCTCTTTAAGGTGTCGCTCACATACTGAGTGGCACCTTCTTTATATGCCATTATTTCTTCAAGATCATCTGTTATGATATTCAGGTATCTTGGTTTTAGTATAAAAATATTTCTCTTATCATTTTCAATTTTCTCTTCATACTCATAGTTAGTTACTGGTCTTGTAGCATTAGTTATGAAGATTTCAGTTTCTGTGATTTCATCATAGAGTCTCATTCCTAATGCATAATCAAAAGGAACTTCTTTTCCTTCTGGAATTAAAACAACCCCTTGACTGTTTTTTATCTCTATAGTTTCGTAATGATGAACTCCATTATAGATTACGTTATAGATTTCTTCTTCAGATGATAAACCATTTCCATATTTTAATCTCAGATATTCATCAAACTCATTTTGTGTTAATGGCCATTCTGATTGGATATTTTTAATGTTATTTGCAATTAGAATAACCCAGTCTAAAGATGAGTCTCCATATATTTCATTTGCAACATTATCAGGTCTATTGTCGCCAATGACTTGATATTTTTCAAAGAAAGCTAAGTTTTGGAAAATATCTTCTCTGAGTTTTCCTTTTTTAAATAGATTTTTTACAGTAATATAATCTGATATCTTAGCATCAGGAAGTCTGCTAACGTATTCAAAGTTTGGAAGTCTTGAGAAATAATTTGACATTTTAGTAACCTATTTCTGTATCTGCATTTTGATCTAAACCAGTGTAGTCTTCATTAAATATTGGTTCTAGTTCAGTAAATTGCATAGTCATTTCATAGGAAACCATAGCACCATCATAAAATGTTGCGTACTGTCCTTCTGGTGTATAATTTATTGTAAATGATTGGAGAGCACACTCTTTTATTTTATTGATGAATGAGTGCTCATTATTTCTATGTTTATATTGTATTTTAAAAGTATTTGGTGCTTTTAGAAATAAATTTGATTGGGACTTTTGTGGAGACATTCCTTGTTTAAAAAATCTAATTATAGTTCTAATGTCTTTCGCTTCATCTGGATTTCTTGCACTCATTTTAAATGTGAATGTAAATGGTCTCAATTGTGGACCTTGAAAAAGAAGTTCCATATTTGGGTTTTGTACAGCTCCTTGAGTTCTTGATAGAATCCCCGAAACACCAATTGCTTCTTTAGTAAAGTATGCCGCCAATCCTTGACCAATCTCACCACTTGAGTTTGCAACTTCGTTGAGTTGATTTCCTGCAGTATTTGCAGCTTCTGCCCCACCACCAGTTATTCCTGCAGTAGCTAAATCAGCAAGAGCTTTTTGTGCGCTTGTTATTGTTTGTTGTCCCCAGTCTACCGAATTTGTATCAGATATTCCTGCAGGTATTGGTAAAGTTACTTTTCCTATAGTTCTTGTTGTAAACTTTGATCTTTCGCCAAAAGTTCCCAAGTTTCCTTGACCACCTTCATTAGCTTTTCTTGGTTCATACTTTAACATATTAAAAACTATTACATCTTGATGTTCTAGTTTTAGATTTCTTGGATATCTTAATTCTGATGGAAATGATAATCTTGTTTCTTTTCTTGGTGTGGATAAATCTTCTTTTAATGCAGCATTATTTGGATCTCCACCTTCTTGCTGAGTTGCATCATTTTTTATGCCTTCAGATAAAGACTTTTGTTGTTCTTTTGGGATTTCTGCTTTTGTTGCTGCAGATCCTATCTGCTGAAATGTATTTGTCCTCAGCGCCCCTTCATTTAAAGATCTTACAGCATCTGCTCCAAAATTAGGACCACCATCAAGTTTTTGATATCTTGCTGATGTTGTGTCCCAAGTTTTTCCACCATCTGTAGATGCCGCTGCTGGCACCCAATTTTTTACTCCCGGTATCGTGGAGTTGTTTAGAAATATTTCTGTCTTTGCACTTTTTGAATCAATCTTACCATTTGCATCTCTTGTAAAAGTTGTTTGTGTATATGTTTCTAATTTTACTCCACTAGATCCTACTGGAGTTTGTAAAGGTTTGCTAGTGATAGTTTCTGCAGCCATTAGACAACCTCCTCAACGAAGGAAAAGTTGAAGTTATGTTGTCTTATAGACCTAAACATTAGCACAAGGTTTTTATTTATTTAGACGGAATTTTCCAAAAGGTATAGATAGCATTTCATCAAGCTCTTCATATTTTACTACGTGAAGTTTGCCAGCAACTTCCTCCCAAGTATATTGTCTTCCCTGTCTCCAGTGAAAGTTGATTCCTTTGAATCCCCATCTTTCTAATGATGTGCAAGCAATTAGTGGATGTTGGTCATACTCTATATTTGGTGTTTTGG